CAGATTAAACAGTATATCACCGAGCCTGTTTAACTCGTTGAACAGGTAATCAGGCAATAACTCTGGCGAGACTGGAGCTGGGTTAGGCGACCATCTGTTTACACTCTTTACATTCTTAGATGGGGCGTTAGCCATTAGTAAGCTCTACCTCCACGCTTGCCAGCCGGGGCTACCTCAAACGCCACCCCATGCAGTTTCCAGTCCACATCAGTAGTAGACTCAACCTTCAATCCAAAGTATTTTCCAGACACCCTGCAAGACACCTTTGATTGTGAGTTAGGATTAAATAGGATTGGCCCCTCCCACGTTATGGCTTCTTCAGTAGACATTTGCCGACCCACGTATACGTTCAAAGTATTGTTTCCACTAACCTCCAGCTTGGGGTAAACAGCAGATACAAATTTAACAACAGACGGATCACCAAGATCATGCCCTGTTCGTTCAATATAGGCGGTCATGGTTTGAGTATCGTTCTTGTTACCCTTGTTGTCTCTGTATATTCTATGCTGGATAACATTGCCACCAGAACTATACGCTGTGTAGGCACTGCCATCTACTCCAGACAACTGGAATGTGTCTGCTGTTGCACCAGCCACCGTGTAGGTATTGCCGTTTAGCTGGGTCATACCAACAACGTAATCAATCATAACGGTATCGTCGTTAGATAGGCCGTGGGCAGTAGCAGTAATCACCACAGGATCAGCAGCAGTAGCGCCGGTAATCGTAGCAACTTCACCGGGTTTAACAAAGACCATATTCTTTACTACATTGTCATAGTTTGTTGCGCCCCAAACATCACTCGACACATCCCATGTAGCTGTATACTGATTAACCACACTATCGTCATCATGTGCCGCTGGGGTACTACCACCATATCCTCTGGTTATTCCACTAAAGGTTGTTCCAGTGGTCCCTGTATAGGCTATTTGCTCGTCATTAATTATGAGAGTACCAGTGGAGGTAAACACCGGAACTGCTACCGTAGTGTCCACCGTCACATTGCCCCCGTTTGCTGGGGTGACTGAAGTAAAGGAGGCATCATTAAGAGTTGCTTGTGCGCTCCATTTACTCCCCGTTGTAATTTCAAGAATACCAGAACTAATGTGGGACACATCGGGCAAATCTCTTAAACTAAAAGTGTTCTCTACCCAATTCCAGATTAATGCCTTGTTCACTACTGTAGAACTACCCGCTGGATAACAAGCCAGCATCTCATTTCTAATGTAATCAGCAGCAACAAAACACTTCTGGTAGTTATCCCCATTCAGTTCATCGTATATAGTTCTTCGCATTTTATTAGACAGCATGGGTTTAATAGTTTGCCCATTGTTCCAATAAAAATCTGAGTTACCCATAAAGAAATGACCACTCTCAAACTCTGCTATCGCACCTTTTGCAAGCAACCCTATAGTTGGACTTAGCAACTTAAATGAAAATATGTAGGGAGTACCTACATAGTTCATAATGTAGATACTGGCATCTTTATAGATAAAGAATGAATCCCCAAAAGCCATACCATCTATGATATTTCCGGGAGTGTCTGCCAACTCGTATTCACCCGCATCTAGCGTTGCATCGCTAGCCGACCATGTTGATGGGAGCGAGTAGTAACTGGCTTCAGTAGACCACTTCACCAATCTTGGTTCTTCCTCCGCTCTATCTTCTGGGTTGTTCCAATTCAACCCAACAAGAAATGTTCTGAACGATCTTATAGAGTCACAACTACCTCCAGAACGACCTGCTAGTTTAGCCTCACTCGCAGGAAAGTTCTGCAATTCCCTGAATGGCACAGTTACTGCGGGTTCTCCGGTAGTGCTGAGAGGCCACATCTGCGGGGCATCAACCCCATTGGTTGCTACTACCACACCATTAAGATCAGTGACAACCCACCGTGCGGTGGTGGTGTTTGCGGAATACGCATTATCAGTCGTGTATGTTGTATCTATTGGGGTGACTGTAGCTCCGTCATCGTGTGCTACTTTGTCTGCACCCCTAGTACACCCAGTAAGATCATTAGATGATTTACCTGAGTAAGGTATCTCTTCGTAGTAGTTGTCATTACCAGATCCATACTGCTTTGAGCCTATGGCAATCTTACCGCTAGTCGGAAAATCACTCGCATCTGTTAAAGTAATTGTTGTGGCTACATCAGTAATAGCCCCGTTCAGAGTGTTGGTGGTCTGCCTTGTTATGTCTGTCCAAGCCCCATCCTTTAGCGCGGCAATTTTCTCTTTCCCGAAAGCGATCCAGTAATAAAATCCACCTATTGATAAATAAGGAGTAATGTATATAGGGGAAAACGGACAAGACTCCATCACCTCTTGATAACCAGCGCACTTCTTTACGCCATTGTCAAGAAACCTTACGTTGTTTCCATCAGACCAAGCATTAGGGGGGATATTGTATGGGGGGGTATCCTTTATTATGCCAACCTGTCCGACATTGTCGATTGGAACTAGAGACATTACGCTACTCTTATTGCCATAAATCTTGAAGAAGAACCGCCTACAGTGGCAACAGTGGACCCACAATTCTGATAGGCGTAAGGTTCCCAATAGTCTGTACCGTCAGAGTACGCAATAGCAGTAACTGACGAGGTCATTTCGTTATTAGCATTGTACGGAAACTTTATACCTACCGATTCGTAAGTCTTAGCGCCGTCTTTCCATATCTGTGCTTGAAGCACTTTGCCATATTGGGATACTGATAATACCGAGTTCACTGAAATGGTATGCGTTATAAAATAATACCCTGCGTTTGTAGGCGTAAACCTGTAAAGAGAAGTGTCATACTCAGTGTTTAGATCAAAAACCCCAGTACTACCAGTATCGGTGTCAAAGGCTTGTTTCACTTCGCTACCATTAACCAACGTGCCAGCAGACATAGTCGCATAAAAGCCAGACTTTGGAAACAAGGATTGAGCAGCATCAGCATCAGGGAAGGTGGCTTTCAACACCTTCTTTATAAGTCTGATATGGTCATCGCCCTGACTGATACTGTCAGAACCTGTCGGGTTAGTGATAACCAAGCCATCAACAAAGGCTGCATTTTCTAAAGCCATAATCTACCCCTTCGGAAATTGTGTCTTCACAGACGCTACATGATCTTTCCATGTCGTTGTGTCGTTGACGCTATCCCAGTATTGCATATCTAGTTGGTCGCCAGTAGATGCGTATGCTTGCGCCCTGTTTCTAGCGTATGCTTGTGAGTTCCAGTTTGCCGTCCATTCAGCGTCAGCAGACTCTATCTCTGCCACAGATGGTTGCGGTTGTGCGCTCATCCATTTAGCAATGAACGGCCCTTGTCCATCGCTATTGTCTTGCAGATTAAAGTCTACTCTGGACTCGAATCCTAACTGTTGTAGCCCGTTTGCTGTGATTGTCATAATTTATACCTTTGGATACTTATCTTTAACTGCCTGTAATGTTGAAGCCATCTCTGAAGGAAATACACCAGCATGAAATAGCGCATCTAATTGATCGCCTATAGGTGGATATGCTGTTGCTCTGTTACGGGCGTATGCTTGTGCATTATATTCTGCTTGCCACTCTGCATGGGCTGCCTCTATCTCCGCCGTTGATGGTTGTGGTTGGCCTGACCTCCATTCTGCAATGTATGGCCCAGCACCCTGAGAGTCGTCATGTAAACGAAAGTCTCCATCGGGATGGTATGTAAGAGACTTAAACCCAAGCCTTTGTAATGCGATTGAACTAATCATTTTATAACCCTATTAATTTGTGCATACCCCAGAAAGTGTAATACCTATCTGAACCTTGATCCCCAACTACAGATATGGTTGAAGAATCAGAAGTATCACATATCCCATTGACATAAACTACATCTCCCTCTCCCAAAATAAAAACACCAGAGAATGTACAGACCATCGCATCACCATAAGTATTCTTAAAAGAACTGTTGTTATAAATCTGACCAATTGCTGATCCACCATCTGGAATCTTCACTACAGTAGAGGCAGCTAACCCAAGTTTAGAGGCCGCAGCATTGTAACTAACTTGTCCGTAAACGAAGTATTTACCCGCTTCCCCAGATGGGACTGTGAATCTATAAGTACCGGTATCATAGGCACTGTCGGTATCGTAGACCTCGTTATCCATTTCAATGTCTGCGGAAGAATCAGAACTAAGTGTCATGTTAGAACCAAGCAGTGCCAAAAATGCTGGAGTGTTATCTCCACCAGCAGAGGCCCAAGCATTATCTCCTCTTAGGAAGGTCGTTGAATCCGCCGTACCTGTCGCACTAAGCATAGCGATATCTACTGCATCGACAGCTATAGTAAGAGCCGTTGCTCCGGTAACATCTCCGGTATGAGTGGCGTTTGTTACCTTTGCAGTATTAGCAGCAATAGAAGTATTTATAGCATTGGCTACCTTGTCAGCAGTTACAGCATCATCCTTTAGCATTGCTGTGGTAACAGAGTCATCAACAGGGATGGTTGTTTGCGCTGGTTTGTTTCCTACATAACTCATATTATGACCATCCTAGTGATACTGCTTGTATTCTAGTTGTTTTGTCTGCTGCTTGGTTTAATGTTTTGATTCGGTAAGCCATGTTCCACGGGGATGTAATTGTGCTTGAGATAGTTACATCATGGGATGTAGCAATGTTATGCGATCCCGTACTTCCCTCAGAAGCCAATGGTAGGGATGTCCATGTGGAACCACCATCTGCGCTTATCTCTGCGGTAAGGTCTGTATCTAGCGTAGTTGTTCCTGCGCCGTTAGTATAAGTTAATACAATGTCGCCTTTTATAGGGGCTGCTTGTGATGCTGTCGTTGTGGATACTAGGGTCATATTACCACCTTCACCAGTTACCGATGTGAGCTTTCTTATAACAACAATACCCGAACCTCCAGCACCACCATTATTACTAGCACCACCGCCGCCTCCGCCGCCACCAGTATTCGCTGTACCATCAGACCCATTTGCTC